CTTACAAGTGGTCTCATAATTGATCTTTCACTTGCTACGAACAATGCTTCTGCCACTATCTCTGTATATAGTTCCGATAGTGTAGAACTTGTGCTTTCGTTTGCCATTTTTATTTACCTTATTATTTATTTGTTAAATTTATCTGAACAGGAGCAGAATCTCTTTGTTTGCGATACTCAGCATACTTTTGACGATCCTCCGCCTTGCTCATATCTAAATCCTGAATATTAAAAGGTTTTACAGTTTTACCTTCGATACTAGACTGGCTTCCTGCTCCAGCGTAAGACCCTTGACGGAAATGTGGGTTAGCATCTAGGAACTCTTTTACTTTATCTTCAATAGTAAATAGCTCTCCTTTTGAGTTATACCTAATGTTTTTATTATTATCAAGTATTTCAATTCTATTATCATCACTTAATCTTACTTGACTTTTTACAAGCTCAACTACTTGTGATGGATTTATAGCTTTGTATTTAGACGCTTCTGACAATAAAGAATTATCAATCTTTTCTTTTTTCATCATTTCTTTGTAATTCATTATTTCTTGGTCTTTTTCAGCTATTCTTTGTTTCATTAGATTTTCAAGATCAGCTTTTGTTTTAGCTTCTTGTACTTGTTTTTCTTTAAGAGCTTCATCTTCTTTTTTCTTTTGTTCATCTAACATTCTTTGATGCTTTTGTTTTTCAGCTTCAAGTCTTTGTTTGATAATATTATCAAGTTGTTCTTGGGTAAATGTGTTTTGTTGTTTTACCTCGTCAGTTTTAGTTTCTTTAGCCACAACTTCTTGTGCATCATTTTGCGGTTGATTAACCTTTTGTTCTTCTGACATTTTTTCTCCTATATTATTAGTTGTCCATTTGCGTCATACCAATCAGGATTGACGTAAGTCCATTGATGTCTGCAATTATAACCACCTCTAACAACTAATGGGTCTCCTGGCTTTTTGCCACTCCAAGATTGTTGAGTCCATAGTTTTCTTACTTCGTCAATAGTGAAGAGATTACTCTTCCTTTTTCTATATACACCACTTAATACATCTCTACAAATCCTTCTTGTTTCAGGAATTATGTCTCCAAAATATTTGACATGAGTAAGACCAGCATCAAGAGATTTTTTAGCATTAACTTGGGCGTCAAATTCTCTTAATCCATCATTCAATAATTGACTAGAGTATCTTCTCATGTTTTCCCCAGCTCTATCTCTACCAAACTTTGATTGTAAAGTTGCAACTGCTTTGTCAACTCTTGATTGCATTGACTTAACATTTTTATTTCTTTTTACAAAATTTACTAGCTTTTGTGCTTCTTTATCATTTGTTTTGCTATAAATTCCATTGATTGTTTGTCTTAATTCTTTTTCTAATTCTACAAATTCTCTACCAACAAGTGTATCTTGATAAATCTTGTCAGCTAGTCTTTTTGTAAATGTGTTTGATATATCTTTAAATTGAGTAAATGTTTGAAGTTTTAAATTTTTAACTAATTCTAAATCTCCTTTTGTAAGGACCAGAAACTCCTCTGGTATATTACCAATAGTCCTAAAAGCTCTCTCGATTCGTTTTGCTTGTCTATTAAATCCTTTTTTAGTAACTGTGTCAGCCCATCCTAAAAACTCTGTTTGTAAGATAGTTCTTATTTTAGGTCGAATTGCTACGGCTGCTTGCAACTCTATAAGTTTTCCTTTTTGAGTTGGTAGTTCTCGACCTGCTAAAGCAACAACATCATTTTCTATTTTATCTAAAGTTCTTTGTAATGTTCTATAATATTCTTGCTCTGCCCTATCTAAATTTTTGATTCGATATATCGTGAATTGTCTTACTTTATCAGCCATAAAAATGATTTATCAAAAAAACCTCTAAAATGCAAAAAGTGTTTTTGTGTCGCATCTAGTTTTGAACCCCTGTAACTTTAGACCTTCTACTTTTCAAGCAGTTCGTAAAAATTCAAAATTTTGCAAAACTCAATTTGATAGAATCTAATTATAAAAAAAAAAGGAAAAAAAATGATAACTTGTCAAACTGCTCAAATGTTAGAAGCCATTGCAGAAGATAAAAAAATCAATGCCATAGGTTTTACTAAACATGGTCGTAAAATTCTTGAAGATCAAGAACACATCTTCGTTGAAGGATTAGTTGATTGTGAAAAAACAATTTACAATGAACTATCTACAGAAGCCAAATTAGAAATTTGGAAATCAAAACATAATAGGAAAGGAGGTAATTAAATGGTAAATATAAAAGAAGCAAAAGAAGATAAAGCAACTGTTGTTGGTATTATCTTTATAGGCATGGGTTCAAGTTGGTATCAAGGATCTGATGATGTAAAAGTTGCTGTTCAGTGTGCAAAAATTTGCAAACAAGATTGGAAGCATCTTTTTAAATTTGAGAGAGACCATGCTTTCCCTGTAAATCTTTTTGATCTAACAAATTGTGAAAAGGGTTGGTACGCAACTCATAGAGGTGTTTTTTGTAGAGCTACTGATAAAGAGCTTCCAAGAAAAAAACTCTTGTACGTTGTTAAATAATTAAACTAGAAAAAGGAGGGGGTTTATACCTCCTCCTCTTCAACATCTTCTTCTTGAACTTCGTCTTGTGTGAATTGACCTACTTCAGCTTGACCATCTATTTCGTCAAATGCTTGTGTTAGTTTATCATCATCATCAATTACAGCTCTTACTATTTCTTTATCTACTTCTTTATTAAAAGTTGGAGATTGTAAATTCATTGCTTTTGCCATTGAGAAAAATTGAAGATCAGTAGCGTAATCTCTAATGTTAAAACTATCAGGGTAGTTTATTTCTCCATCATAATTAACATTTTGAAATAGTGCATATAATCTAAAAATTTGTTCTTCTGCTATTTCTAAATTGTCAGCTTTTTCTGATAGTCTAGCATTAAGTAATTCAAACTCAGTTTGTAAAGCTATTCCACTTGATACTTGTTGTTTGGTAGTTCTAATTGCTCCTGTATGTGCAATTCTATTTATAGCTTCTACTTTGTGTTGGATTGAATCCATAATTGCATTTAAATTAGCTCCTGATGGTTGAAGTAAATATGGTTTTAAGTTTGGTTCTATTTCGTCAGGCATTTCGATTACAGCACCAGCTCCAGCACTTGCATTGACACTTGGAGTCTTAACTAATGATGGATGATTCGTTAATCTAATTAATTGTTCTATTTCGCTATATTCATTGTAAATTGATTTTTGTAAATCAGCTATATCAGTTAGGTCTGATTGACCAATGCCTCTCTTGTGTGATTTTGCATTGTATAAAATAACTGCTGGTATTTTGCCAATCAGATTATCGGCAGTATCTATAACGGAAGGGTCTTGTTGATCTTTTTGATAAAGAGTATCTATTCTATCAGGATACCAAATTCTAAAATACGTTCCTCCATCTTTATCTACCTCTTCTCTTATCTTCAAATAATCTAAATAATATTTACCATTAACTTCTCTTTTGAAATTCCAATCCAAAACATTTTCTGGAGTTACAATAGAAATATAAGGTCTTATATCTTGATTAAGTTCGTCTGCTCTTGTTCTTGTTTGTATTGATGGTTTGTCTAAAATCATAAAGCAATGACCATAGATTGAAGCATAGTTTTGAGCTTGTTTAACTACGTTGTTAAAACTATTACC